TTGCCCTTCGGCAGAATAATAGATCTTCTCCGATCCATTCGCCGGCTACTGGCCCATCCCAAAACCAGCACCAATCTTTGCCCTGGTTTGGATCTGCTACTTCGCGCATCTTCTCTAGAACGCTTCGATGAACCATCAGGCATCCTGTTCCAGCTGCGTCAATTTCAAAGACTGAATTTTTATCGTATTTGTAAAGCGGAAGGAATCCGTTATCTGTGTCCTGGAATATCGCCGGTACTGGCTTTGGGTACGGCTTGCCTGGTACTCCAAATCCTGCAAAGACAAGGCCTGCGACGATCGGGCGCTCTTTGTCATGGGCTGTGTCGATCAAAGCGTCAAATGCTGGAACTGTGAGCTGCTCATCTGAATCGATCATAAGGAGCCAGTCTGAATCTGTGTTATCGAGAAATTGTTTGACCACTCGGTTGCGCTGTTTGGATAAAAGTCCTGATCCTTTAATTCTTACAAATGGCCCGAGCCTGCTGCTTCTTGCTTGTGCTAATTGAACTAGGCGATATGCAAATGATCCGTTTACGGATCCTGGATCGCATGAGCCTATTGTTACTTTGTGTCCTGTTTTCATTTATTCCCCCGTTTTAGAAGTGTAGAGCGAGTGACTCGGGGGGTGGGCCACTCGCCCTACACAATTTAGTGCTTGCCTTCAGATTAGAAGGTTGGTGCGCTTAGACCTGTGCCTGAAATGATTGAGGCTGCAAGTGGGTAGCGCTCTGCTGTGTATGCGGCGTAGCCGTAAACGACAGACTTGATTGTTAGATTTCCTGCGCCTGTCGCATCAAAGCGTAGTGCGAATGGTGAACCTGGTTGCTCCCAAAGATGAGATTCGTTTGCTGATACGCAATAGATCTCGTCCTGGTTTGTTGTTGTTCCGTATGTTGTTCCGATGTTTGCATCGGTGATGATTGGAAGTCCGAGCATCTGGTATCCGGAGTTTCCGTATGTTGGTGCTCCGCCAACGCCTACTGCGTTCATCGCGCCGTTTGCTGCTGGTACAACAAGTGGACGGTTTGTGCTGTCAACTGCTGCAAGTAAGAAGGCTAGACGACGTGGGTGAACTACCCAGTGTGTTGGTGAAACGAATGCGTTTGTCTGGATCTGTGCAATCGCATCAGCAAGCTTTGGATAAAGCAATCCGACTGTTGGTGCTGTCGATGTAAATGTGATTGCGTTTCCGCCTGATGCACGTAGGCCCTTGATTGTGCCTGCTGTGCCTGCACCGTTAAGGATCTGTGAATCAAGTGTTGTGTGCCATGACTTGATCAAGTCAGCGATTACAAATGTATCGATTCCTGTTCCGCGCTCTAGGGCCTGTCGTGATACATCTTGCTGTCCGGCGATCGTACGAACATTTACTGTAAGTAGTGTGTCGTCGATATCAGTTTCTGATACTGCATCGTTCTGTGTAACCTGTACGGCCGTTGAACTTCCAGTCGTCATGCGGGAAATATTCAGCGTCATTCCACTTGGTGGAAGTGCCATCTTGTTTGTTGCGAAGTCTGCAAATGGACGACCTGCGCGTGCTAACGGAGCTGCTAATTCAACAAGATATTGTGGAATTACAAGGCCATCAAACTGTGGCGTTCCAACATCGCGGCGCTCGATTGACTCTTCACGCATGTGACGTGCAAGGCGCTCGTTTGCTGCATAGTCATTTGAGAACTGTGCATTGAATGCATCCTTCACAAATGATGATGTTGAGTTTGCTGAGTATGTACGCTCTTCGCGTGTGACTGTTGTTCCACCGATCTTTGGCATTGCTACGTCGGCTACTGCTGAGCGGATTTCATTTGCTTTCGCATCTGCATCTGCCTGTGCTTTCATTTTTTCAATCTTTGAATCGAGTGTGCGTGATTCTTCAACAAGGGTGTCGACCTTTGTTGTTTCATCTGCTGTTAGGTCGGTGCGGTCTTCTGAAGCAACTGCTTCTAGAACTGCATCCATTTCTGCCTTAACTGCATCACGACGCTCGATCAATTTGTCAAGAAAAGACTTTGACATTTATTTGATCTCCTTATGAGTTGGTTTGTGCAAGGTGGTGGCGGTAGTTCTCACGGCGCTTGCAGGGTGTGAGTCTCGCTCCGACTTTGTCTCTGCTGGCTTATCCAGCAGAATTCTTATTTTGTATTACTTACGATTGCTTTCGCAAGTCGAAGAGAAATTTTGCGACCTTCTTCTTCGGTTGCTTCAGGTAGTGGTTCAATATAACGAAGTTCAGACATTTTGTGACCGACTAAGGTTTCTGTTGGTCGGTATCCATCACGAAATTCTTCATATACTCGAATCAAAACCGCAGGATCGCCTTCTTCAGCTGTAATGCTAAATTCTGTTCCTGGAATACCAAGAACGCCTTCTTCCATAATGTGTTCGATGCGGCCTTTTGCAGTTCCACCACTTGAATCCCATTCGACAAAGTCGCCAACATTTTCACGTGATTGTTCTTCAATTTCTTCTTCTGAGCCTGTAAGCATCGCCATCATTTCAACGGCACGCATAATATATTCATGACCTTCGCTGAGATCCTCGAAAATTGTTTTTAGGATGATTAAAGATTCGCCGGTAACTTCACGGCCTTCCTTGATTGCATCTATTGCACTTCTCAATGCTTCGCGTGCTTCAACGCTTGTTGTTGGATATGCCGGATATGTGACGACTGAAACGTCGCCGTCTGAAAGGCTGAGCTCTGTTAAAACTCGGCGGCTGCGATCCTCGCTCCATTTCTGGCGAATCACTCTGAATGCAAAGCTCATCTGGTCAACGTCGCCGCGCTCAACCAGGGTGTAAAGGTCGCGAGCTGCTTGCGTGTCTGGTAGATCGGCGTCCATGTAGAGGCCGGTTTCATCTTCGTTAAGTCTAAGCGTTCCGTTCTTTGTCCTTGCCAGAGGTAGTCCTTCGTGATTAATTAACAGGCGTACATCTGGTGTCTCGGTCAGCGTCTTTCTAAATGCACCCGGTGCAATTCTCTCAAGGAATGGAAGCGGCACGCTGTCTTCGTTGAATACGGCTGCGTATCCGGAGAGTCGCATCGTGCCGTCTTCTGCCTGGCGTGCTTCTACGTTCTTGATCGTAAACGTACGGCGTTCGATTTTTTTCATTTTGCTCCTTGAGTCTTCTTCTGCATCTAATGCATCAATTTTTCTTTGCGCCCAGTTTTGAGCTCTATCGCTGAAGTCGGAATCTCCGCCCCATAATAGCCATGCGACGAGTCCTGCTCCTGGATATTGCGGATCAGATGGGTTGCTGTTCTTTGGTGCTTGTCCATCGACTTTGTGTCTGGCGAACCAGGGCGCCATTTTTCTTACCTTGTTTTCGCTTATTCTTCCTGCTGCCATCTCGCGTGCTTCACGCTTTGTTGCATCTGTGAGGCCTTCTCCGCCATAACCTTCTTGCAGATATTTCAATCCGCGTTCTGCGTTCTGTCGGATAAATGCTGGCGCACTCAGATCTACTGCCCTGCTGTTTACTTCTCCGCCCGGTTCCATATCTTCTGCGATTGATATCGCAACCATTTGGTCGATTGCGTCTTGCTTTGTGTCGTGGCATGAAAGAGTCGTGTATGAACCATCGGCTTCTTCTTTGACGGTTGCCCATCCTGCACAGTCGCTCTGCTTATCGCTTATCAAATATGGCATTTTTGTCCTAGATCAGTAGAAGAAGTTCTGCGTCGTCGTCAAGCACAGAGAAATCTATTCTTGATGTTGCTTGTATTTTCATCGCGCCTAGTCGTGTCTTTGCTTTTGCCTTTATTTTCTTTGCTTGCTTTATCTCTATGTTTGGCGTGATTATGTTTGGCTGTACATAGTTTGGAATTCCCACCGAGCCAGCGGTTTGAGATCCTGGCTGTGGAATGCTTGCCTGTGCTACCAATGCTCCAAGTGGGGCGTTAGCTGCGACGATGTTGTCAATCTCTGCCGTTGCTGTTGCTGTTGCTGATCCTAATGAAGCGCTCGCTGTTGCGAATGTGATCGGGCCTAATACGTCGACATTAAGTTGAGAAGTATCAAGAACAAATTGAGCCATGTTAGCTCGCGAGCGTTAGGGATACTGTCAGCGATCCGCTTGGAATTGTAAAAGTATCGCCTGCTGTGTAAGCGTTGCCTGTTATTGCTCCGCTAAATAAGAAGTTTCCTGTCGTTGCGTTATCCCATGCTGAGAAGAATGTTGCATCTTCTGAACCTGCGATGTTTGTCCAGGAAGTGTCAGCGTCGGATGTAA